CGTTTTCAAAATTATCACAAGTTCTATCGATTACATTTACGATGGCAGCCAAGTTTACTATGCCAAAGAACAATCAAAAGAAGAACTTGAAGAGTTTGTTAATAATTTGACGTCTGATCAGTTTAAAAAAGTTCAGGCATTCTTCGAATCAATGCCGAAGATAAAACATGAGGTAGATTTTAATTGCCCAGTATGTGGAGCACATAATCATACAGTGTTAGAAGGTTTATCGAGTTTTTTCTAATTAATCTTTGTCATGAGAGTCTGAGTAACTATTATAAAATGAATTTTGCTTTGATGCAATACCACAAATACTCGTTAACGGAAATTGAGAACCTAATACCGTTTGAAAAAGAAATATATGTAGCACTGCTGGTCAAATACCTAGAAGAAGAAAAACAAAGACTAGAGAGTAGAAACAGATGACAGTAATAACAGCTTCGCCAACTCAGTTTGGTAGACTATTAGAACTACAACGTGGATTGTTGGATCAATCGATCGCACAAACTATCCATGCTGATGTTAATGGACAAGTCCTAAGAAACATTAGGGAAATAAACCATGAGCAATTGAATAGTCAGAAAGATCTTATTGAATCTACTAAAGAACAGGTTGAATTAAAAAGACAATCAGAACTTGAAGAGAAACAATTAAAACAGACTGAAGAAACAAATAAAAACATTCATAAGTTGGCTGAAGAAGTTAAAAAGAAAGTCAAAGAAGATGCTAAAATTATAGCAGCGATGGCTGGTAATGTTACAACTTTTAAATCTATATCTGAAAAGATAGGTGACGCTAAAAGTAATTTTATGAATAAGTATGGTTCTTTTGGTGCATTAAAGAGAACTGCATTATCAGCTACCAATGTCGGTGGTATATTCAATAAGTCTTTGGCTAAAATGGATTATGTCAAAGAGCAAAAAATGCTCGGTGATACAAGATCAAACGCAGATATCTCTGCTGATTTCGCTAAACAACAGGCAGCTTCTAAGGCAATCAAGTCTAACGAAGCTAAGATTGATGCTTATAAGAAAATGGGTTTGAGTGAAAATCAAATCGCTAAAACTGCAGAAGGTAAGAAACTATTAAGCAATAGAGAAAAACTTTCTTCTGAATACGCGAAGTATGATGTTAAGGCTAGATTAACAGATGATGATAATACATCTGAAGAAGAGATGGAAGCAGCAAGAGCTCAGGGTGAACAAACTGATTTATTAAAACAATTAGTAGCAAACACTGGTGGTAATAAACCTAAGGTAGAAGCTGCACCATCAGAAGGTAAGTCTGGTGGATTGCTTGATGGAATTATGGGTATCTTCTCTAGCGGATTTATGTCTGCGATTGGAAGTTTATTCAGCCCAGCTATGATGTTAAAGGTAATCACTAAAGTATTTGCTCCACTGGCAATTATCGGTGGTGTTGTGAATGGTATTATGGATGGATTCAAAGAGTTTTCTGAATCTGGTGATATCGGAGAAGCATTAATTGCTGGTCTTGGTGGTTTCTTAGACTTTTTGACCTTTGGTCTTATTAATAAAGACACATTGAAGAAGGTTTATCAATCATTAAGAGAAAGTCTCGACTCACTGTTTGGTAGTATTGGTATTCCTGAAATTAAATTTAAGATTCCAGTAATAAACAAAGAAGTAACAATACCAGAGTTTTATCCATTCCGTATGGATAAAAAGCCAGCTCCAGTTCCAGCAGCACCAGAACCGACAGCAGCTACAAGCGTAGAACAGAGATCAGCAGAAAATGCTCAATCTGCTATGCAACAACCTTCTGGTGGTAATACTACTGCTGTTGTAGCACCAACAACGAATGTTAAAAACACAAGCAATCAAGTAGTTAAATTACCAGTTAGAAACCAAGACCAAACTATGAATAGGTATCTGCGAAGTAGATACGCATAATGAAAAAGCCACCTTTCGGTGGCTTAATTTTTTAGTAGAGAAAAGTTTAATCTTCTCGAGCAATCTTCTCGAAATAAGACATAACGGCTTCGTCGTCATCAACGACAGGAGATTTACTTGCTGCTGGAGCAGGAGCAGGTTTAGAAGTTGGTTGCGGAGCAGCCTTAACTTCAGCTCTTTCCATCTCATCATCTAGATTCTCTGCACGAACTGCACTGAAAGAATCACCAGATAAAACTTGCTCAAGTTTCTGCTTCAACTCATCATAAGATTTGAAGTTCTTACGATCTGTGAATTCAGAAAGTTTGAATTGCGCATTAGCGATACGTAGGATTTCTTCTTCGTCATCAGAAATAGAAACTGGATCGCTGAAAGAAGATTCATCATAGTTAGTGAAACCATCTTTCTTACGCATACGAAGTTTAAAGTTGGCACCTTCCCAGAAGTCGAACACGTTAACTGGTTTTTCATCTTCGAAAGTAGGACGAGCTTTGTCCATAATCTTATCAAAGATTTTCTTGCCGAACTTAAACAAGAATACTTTACCTTCGTTTTCTGGATGCTTAGGATCAGAAACAATAAGCACGTTCGCAATAAAACTTAGCTTACGCTTTTGTTTACGAGCGATTTCTTTATTTGCTTCAGAACCAGAGTTCCACAACTTGGTATTCAATTCGCCAACTGGATCGTTCTCGCCTAGAGTGGTCAAAGAATTCTCAATATACCATTTACCAGTCGGACCCTGAAAGCCATGACTGAAGATACGAACCCATGGCAACTCATCACCTTCTACACGTGGTAGAAAACGAATTGTGGCTGTGCCGTTACCAGCTTTATCACCTTCTAGTTTCCAGAAGCGATCGTCGCCGTAGCTCTTTGATTCAGTTTGGGGATTTGCGATTTTCTCGAATTCTCCAGCGATTTTGCCGAAGTCAGAATTGCGCATCTTGCGAAGTGTTTGAATGTCCATCGTATTTCCTTATATAAAAATGTATTAAGATTTTGTATGTTGTATGAATATCTCATCACTAATTTCAAAGTCATCCTCGAAAGGATCTTCATAATCTTGTTCAACATAACTATTTAGCGTTTTCATACCGCTGGTTTTTTTACCATTAGCATGTTTTGCATGTTTACCAGATCGCCCACTGGTTTCATCATCGAATCGTTTCTGATTCTTTTGATAAGTCTTGCCCATATTATAACTCTTTTACTTCCTGCATAAAATCATTAAAAACTTTTGACACTTTATCAACATCATATTTAACAAACCCTTTAGATTTTTCAATTCTGCGGAGTTCATTTTCCCATAACAAAACCATCGATGTATTATTTTTCCAAGATTCAACTATAGGGTTTAGGTCATCTAAAATTCTAACAGTTTCTAAACTTATCTGACCACCAAGGAATAACTTAAGTATACTTGAATATGATTTATTTGTCAAGTTAAATATAGCATCTTCTTTGTGTTTATTCTTGTAAGCATCCATAATTATCTTACTACAATCATCTGAAAAGATTTTTGTAATAGATTGTTTTCTACGATTCCACTCAAGGAGATTCGTTTCAGCTTCTTCATAAGAATAAACTGCTGCGTCATTACCATAAGCAAAGTTTGCAACAAAGAACTGAATTAAATCTTTATCTACTGGAAACTTTCTTGCAAGTTTATCAAACATATACTTATCGTTTCTTGCATTGAATGCTTCTCTAGTTCCCTTAACAGTTCCTCGATTCTTAAAAACATCAAACCCATCTTTTGTGAAGTGTAACTTCACAGCCATGTAATACTTATACGCTTTAAATCCATCCATTATACATCATCTAGTTTGGCAGTCTTCGGTAAGTAGTTTAGCTCTTGCATATCTAACGCAATCTTTTCTTTCAAAGATTTGTTGATGAGTTTCGCTACGTCCTCTGGTTCAAGAAAGTTTTCTTTACAATAATCAAGAACAGCGTCCATATAGGAAAGTTTCTTTTCCTTGACTAACTGTTCTATGTATAAAGAAAATTCGTTTGCTGTTTTAAACATATTAAGGTTTTTGTAAATAGTATTCAGCTGCTCTGATTGATTGATTAAGTTCTGCATATTCGCTCGTTTTAGTTTTATAAAGTTGCCAAACAGGTGTGTTTGGTTTTTCAGGATCCATCTTTCGTTCGAATTTATCTAGGAATAAACTGAAGAATTTATCCAGCTTCATCTTTTCTTTAAGTAAAGATGAGTGAATTTTTTGAATTGCTTGTTTGTCGCCATAAGTTGACGCATTAACGATTTGTTGATATTCAGTTCGCATATTATTTACCATCACATCCAGTGTTAGTTATCATACCATTATAAAAGGCAAGATCTAAAGACAAAGAATCAACCTCGTTCTCTAGCTTGAGTACTTTTTGTTCTAAAACATATTTCTCTTGTCGCAATTTAGCAACTTCATTTTCATGCTCTAAACATTTAACGCAGAACTCCATCACCCTCTCCTCATTTTAGCGATATCTTTAGCTTCTTCGTCACTGAAAATGGGAACAGCGTTGGACTTGTGCATCGTACCGATACCTTTGACTTTAGTTCCCGTGTATTGTTTAGGTGCTGGCTTTGTGCATGGACCAGCAGTGAATGGAAGACTTGGAATCTTAGGTGTCTCACGACAAGCAGGTTTCCCAAGTGAGTATACGCTACTGAGATCTGTTGACTTTGCAGCAAGATTCTTTGTAGGATACTTCTTTAACAGTTCGTCCCAAGATTTAGACAACTCCCGTTGCTTTGCCGTCGGCTTTCGTTTTTTGGAACGCTGTGGTGCAGTAAAAATCATCATAATATAATTATACCCTATTATTGATTAAATGTCAAGGAGTATTTTAATCAATTCTTGATGTTGCGTAGGCACGGAAGCCATGTTTTTGCAAAACTTCAGCAGCAGCACGAGCACCCATGTATTTCACATCCATGTTCTGAACATTTGGGGTGTTACTGTGGAAAATAAAACACTTAGAATAAACGTCTTTTCTCATACCACGAGCAGACAACAGTTTACCAAGTTTGCTGTTGGCACGAACACCATAAATCTCAACCCAAGCAAATCCGCAAGGATAATTATCTTTACCACCAAGTTGCTCGTTCAGATACTTCGTAGATTCAACAGTGGAAGCAATATCTGCATCAGAAAGAATTTCTTCAATTTGAACATTCGTATAATCACTCATAACAACTCCTTTACATTAATCAACTTATAATAACATTATACCCTATTATTCAATTAATGTAAATACCCCTACAGAAAAGAGGGGTATTTAAAGTCTTTACAGGTAAGACTAAAACTTATTTTTTAACCTTAACTGTAGGTGTTTCTGGGGTTATTTTTTAGGCTGAGAGTCCCTACTGTGAACGGCTGCATACACAACACAAGTATTACTCTGAGAACCATATGCACAACGAACTGCGAGTGGGTCAATACCCTTAACAATCGCTGATTCTATGTTAGACTTGATAGCTTCGTCTTTTTTGATATTGTAATATGTAATACAAACAATGGCAGTCATAATCACCAAAGTTCCACCAATAATAAACGACATTAAATCTTTACTTGTACTCATATGTTTCTCCTTACCATGAACCATCATCAATAACAACACGAACCCAAACTGGACCGATAGAAATATAAACACCTACCATGTTTGGATTTAACTCATCTGGGTGTAGAAATTCCCAAACGAATGTCCAATGGAATGGGTTAATAACTAACCCAAACCAAATACCAGAATAACGAATATACTTACTTAAGGTCTTTAACGTCATCACATAACCCATGTTTCTTTGCTTCAGTTGCACTTAACCAAACATCCTGTGGTGGTAATAGAACATCACGAATATTTTGCTCAGCCATGCCAGTGCATTTTTTATAATGTGCAATCATACGCTTAGTTGTTAAATCGAACTCTTTAATTGTAGCGAACAATTCATGTTCTTTACCAAAAGCACCCCATGAATATTGGTGTGATAAAATCGATGTATTTGGAGTAAGAATTCTTTGTCCCTTATCGCCACTAATAAAAATTAATAAACCAGCTGATGCAATTTGACCAAGACCAATTGTTCTGATTGGAATGGCAGACCCACGCATAGTATCAACTAAAGCAAAAGCTGCGTTCAAATCTCCACCTGGAGAACATACAATCAGATTCAACATCGATGGTCGTTCTTCGGAAAAGTTTGCTTCTAAAATCCACTCAACTGCATTCTTACATGTAGATAAAGAAATATCTTCCATTAATAAGAAGAACGAATGTTTAGATTGGTCTTCCTTTAGTTGTAGATTTAATTTTTGCATCATTATTTGTGCCACCTTCCTTATAAAATATATGTCTTCCAATTACGGTAGTCTTGTTTAATTTCCAATTAGGATTCACATAATCAGCATGATAAAATAAAGCACCATGAGTTATATCTTTTAAATTTTCATAATTAGCGTAAACATGCAATGCAACCTGCATCGAATCTTTAAACATGTCACTGTTTCTATTTAACTTTGGTGCAGAACAGAACCATGAGAATTGACATGTATAGTTTACCTTTTGTTTTACCACAGAGCAAATATCTTTCGGATATCTTGGATCTTGCACTCTGTTTAATGTTACCATAGCCACAGCTACCTTACCTTGTTCAGATTCAGAACCAGCTTCGTGGTATATATTTTCTGCTAGGCAGTCTACTTGTTTCTTTGCGTCTTTTGTTAAATCTGTATATTTAACATCAAACAATCTAGTATATTGATTACCATAATTAACAGCAATTGCTGTAACAGTAATCATCATTAAGATTATGAGGAATATATTTTTATATACTCGCATAATTATCTCCTTTACAGTTAAGGGTTGAGTTTAACCTCACCCCGATCCCTATCAGGTTGACTTTTTGCTAGTCTTTATAGTTTATTTGGGATTTATGAAATGAAACTATTTAGTTTCACTTTTCTTTTTAGGAATTGGTTTGTTGGCAGATGGAGCTGCTTTATTACAGTTCTTATCTTTTAACATATCGCAATTCTTTTTAGGTGCAGTTTGTTTCTGAACAGATTTAGATTTAGTGTCATTCTGAACAGCTTTCGTTGGATCTGCAGCATATACGCTAGTAATACCAAAACATAATGCCAATATCAATAAAAATTTCATACTGTCTCCTTTTCTAATACAGCTACAATATACTTATCTTCAATAATAACTCGCTGTGCATCGCCGATCTTTACCATCTGTCCCTTTGGCCATTCTAGATAAATTACATCTCCGACTTTAACGTCAACTACATCTGGACCGATAGATAAAACAGTTGCTGTTTTAGACATAGCAACTGAGTTAGCTCCGTCTAGGATAATTCCAGATTCAGTTTTACGTTCACTTACGTTCTCAGCTACTAAAACTTTATTCTTTAATGGTACGATATTCATATTTTCCTTAATGTAAGTGGTTGGTTATTCTGTTACGAGGAAACCAACCGAAACCCTAGTCAGCGGTTAAGCTGCCAATGCGTAAACTTCATCGTTTGCGTTTACTTGATTTGCTTGATTTACGGTCATCGCCTACCGTGTTGCCGTCTCCACTATCTCACGCTGTCGAAACCAGGTCTGCCCCATCAAAAAAGATCTTTCTTAGCTTGTTCTTGATCATTATCAAAGTCGCTCCAATCATACGTCAATACAGAATAAATCCAATAAACGTGTAGTACAACAATCAACAACAATAAAACTAAGTTTTCCATAAATCTCTTTTGGTGGAGCAGGTGGGAATCGAACCCACGTCCAACATGCCTTCGTTTTGAAGGGATTACAACAATTCTTTACATCTTACCATCAGTTGTAACTTTAACCAAAGTCACGTTACCGTTAGCACCTGTGATAAGTTTAAACATATCTCCTTCTTTCCAACTATTTGGTAGATTACCCCACTGCTTTTCATTAGTTTGAGTAGTCAACTTTAAGTCAGGATCGAATATAATTATATTATCATTTAGTTCAAAATTATAATCAACATATAACATAATTTTACTCCAGTTTTGAATATTTGTCAAATACCTTTTAGATTTTTGTAATCTAAACGCAATTTCTTAAATCCGCCGATCCAATTATCACGCTTTTCGATGAACCATCTTGGATCATCATTATCAACTGCCATAATAATTACTAATCTACCAATAGGAATACCAGTTCGTTCTTCAAATGCAACAGAATATGCTGCGCATTGCATAAAGTAATTGTAAATATCATCGCGATCTTTTGGTCGACTTGATGTCTTAAAATCTATCACGGAAAGTTTACCCTGAAACTCTGCGATACAATCAACTGTTCCAGCTACTTGTAAATGATCAGAATATAATGGAGTTTCCAACGCATGAATGTTATCAATACTATCAAGTAAAAACTTAATAGAGTTAAACATCTCAAGGTCAAACATATCTGCTTCGAAAACATTACCTCGTAAGTAATCTTCGCAGTATTGGTGAATCCTAGTACCTCTGGCACTGGCTTTAGTTGAAATTCTATTTGCTTCCTCAGCACCTACTCGTCGTCTCCATTCAGCGATACCTTTAGCAGTATGCAATCCTGTCACACTAGTAACAGATGGATAAGAATTACCAGAGGGAGTTTTATATAACCTCACCTCTGGCGTAGTAATGCGTTCTAATTTCGCAAAGTCATGATGTATAAAATTCTTCATTATGTCAGTAAATGTATTGCTTCATTGTAATGTTTTATTCTATCCTCCAAACCAATGTATCCACCATTGATTTTACGAGTCATAGTTTTAATATCGCCAGCGTCTGCTTCTTTGTTCAAACCATTTTTATTCCAGAACCAAATGGCGGACATAAGAGCAAAGTCTTTGTCGTAAGTTACCCAATCTGGATTCTCAACAACTTCTTCCCAGTTCTCAAACATATCTTTAGCGAACTGAGTATAATTGCTACGACCAGTTAATTGAATCGGGCCACGACCACGGAATCTCCAACCATCTCCAGATTCTGGACTACCATTACCCATACGATTGCAGTAAATCTTATTGGCAATCATTTCTGGCTTACGCTCATAAGGTAATGCTGATTCAAGTGTAGGAAAATACTTCTTGAAAATACTATTCAAACCTTTAGCTGAATAGTTAAGATTTTCTTCAAATACTGTCCAACCACCAGACTCATGACCACACTGCGCAAGAAAGGCAGCTATTCGTTGTGGTGTATTAATGTCATATGTTGGGAACACCTCGTTCATAGAATCAACCCAACCCTGTGGGTCAGTGTTTCTAGGAAACAGGTGACTAAACTGTTCTACTGTTATCATTTCTTATTGTCCTCGAAGTCTTCGTATCTTAGTTTAGCTAAAATATAATCCTTCACTAATGAAGAACGAACAATATCATCAACAGTAAACTCGATACGGGTAAATGCACGCATATGTTGTGCGATGTCAAAGAACTTTAAAATTCCACTAACATCACTCTTACGTTTATTTAGATCAGTTTGACGGTAGTCTCCGCACCAAATAATCTTTGACATATGACCAACACGAGTCATAACTGTGTCGATCTCTTCATATGTTAAATTCTGCATCTCATCAACGATGATGATAGCATTATCGAAAGACATACCTCGAATGAACGATGTTGAGATAAACGAGATATGATGTTGTTCTTCTAATCTATCCCATGCGTCTTTGCGTCCAAATAATGTTTCGCAAATCTGACGATATGGCTGTTCATAAATTTCCATCTTCTCATTAACGTCTCCAGGAAGATGTCCGATCTCACGAGATTGAACTGCTGAACGAACTACGATAATCTTATCAAATGGATTTGACTTATCAAGAACTTCCTCAATTGCTTTATATAAAGCACAGAAAGTTTTACCTGTTCCAGCTACACCATGTAGTGCTACAAAATAATCACCACGCTTATACGCTTCAAAAAATAATTTTTGATTTTCAGTAAGAGGGTCGAATGTTTTTAAATCATCTAATCTAATCTTCAACGAATTACTAATAGGTCTTGGATTTTTTGTCTCAATATGTTCATTATCAACTGTTTTAATTGGAGCTTTACGAGCCATTCACAATCCTTTATTATAGTTGTCTAGTTGTTTTGTTTAATTGACTTCCAGCTGTTTTCTCATGTATTCTTTGCAGAACCTCCTTAAATCCAGAATCAGATTTAGTTATACCTAGTCGAACTGGATCAATAGTTGCTGGAGTTCCAGTGATAAGTGTTTCTAGATGGGGATTTTGTTTCAGATATTCTTCACGAGCAGAGATACCCATGAACTCATCAAACTGTTCACCAGTATCTTTGTTTCTAAATGTATATGTTGGCATAATAACTCCTTCATTTCTATTTAGCGATGAAAGAAGGCACCTGTCTATTTTTCCAAGAAAACATTCTAGTCTTGGCACCATTATAATAATTGTGATAAGACTTGATCGAATCGCCAGCTACTTTAAAGTCATCTGGCATTGCTGGAGTAGGTTGTGAGAATGGAATATTTTTAGGAATATTATTCGGAGGATACTGCAATTCAGATAATAGATTGGCACACTTGTGATCTTTACCGTAACGATAAGTGTATTCTGTAATCAAATCACGGAACATGTTGTAAAGCCACTGATAATTCTCAAGGGACTTACGTGCCCATACTGCCGATGGATGATTAATGTGAGTGGCTTTATATAGAACTGATTCGCGATGGTCGTCAAGAATCCATCGTTTCATTTTTCTACCATTGGCGTTTGGGACTACTGCTTCTCGACCATCAAGGTAACGATGTGCAGTGGAAAGTAGTTGAGCATACTCTAGAATCATTTTGACACAATGTTTATCAACATGCATCTGTGCGCAGATCTTAGTGTCGTGGTGCAAATAAAAAATATTCATAATTAAAATGTAGGTAACATACTTCCATGTTTATCAAATTTATGTCTTGGAACATCAGTCCAAACTTGTGCCACAGTACCAAACCCATTCTCGTCATGTTCCCATATTTGAATCTGTAACGAAACTTTCATGACTTTACCATGTTCGTCTACAGTCTCAGCAACACGAAACTCATATGAGATCGGTTTAACATATTGGATCGGCATCACTGCTGGTGCAGGTGGGAATATTTGTTTAGTGTTTAATTTCATCATAACATCCTGATCAAACCAACAAAGTCAATTGTCACCAGAAGCATGTAGTTAGCCAACATGCCAAACGATTTCCGAGTATAAGCAGCCCAAGCATACATAGCACAACCAGAGATCCAGATAGGATAGAGAATAAGTAGCGGAGGGTTGGGAACAGTAAGAGCCATGGTGATCGAACAGCCAATACTAATAGCCCAAGCCAACAACTCAACAATAAAACGAAAACGATTACTGCTCCAGTCATCTTTAATCCATCCAAGTGTGTTTAAGAAAATATCAATCATTGTCGCAACGCTTTTAGTGCACGTAATTGTAATATGATGGAATCAAGTAGCTTGATTGTGTCAGAAGCATGTACGTGTAAGATACCCTGACCACCTGCTCGAATAAATGGAGAAATACAACCAATAGAGTCATCAATAAGAATTGATGTTGGTGTTGCGTACTGTGCTTTCTCTTCTTTACTTCTTACAAAGTTTGGTTTGTATGGAATATTATGTTTATTCAACCAAACAATTTTTTGTCGCTTAGCTTCGTTACCCTGAATAGGGTCATGTGTTCCCATTGATGTGAGAATCTGAACATCAACACCACGCAATTTACTTACGTGGTTCAGCAATTCTTGAGTATCTGACATAAAATCCAAATCTTCAAAAATTTTGTAGCTCATAACAGAGTCACGAAATTTCTTGCGATCTTCTTTGTGTGGGTCGTATTTGGTATACGCTTTCATAAAGTCCGCAAGAACTCCATCCATATCTAAGTAAAGTGTAATATCAGTCATAGTATAATTATACTCTGTTTTTGATTAAATGTCAAGCAGTAAATTTCTTAAAGTTAGGTGTCTTCCAACCCTCTGGCTTAAGGATCTTACCATCTTCGCGACGAATAACCTTTCCTGTAACCTTGTCAATCTTTGCAAGATTAGAATAAGCACCCTCGTCCCATGCAGCTTCGCAGTCCCACCCTCGAGACTTCATATATCCAACAATGACCCAAATCATGTCGAAACATGCATCAAGTTGCTCAGCATCATCATTGGCATAATATGCTTCGAGAAACTCTTCATATTCTTCGTCAATCAATTTCTTGTATAACTGTGCCAGATCAGAAACATCTGATTGTGGAACTGATGGATACTCTTGACCACATGCCTTTAAGAATACTGCCACGTCTGTAAATACTTTTGTCATTTGTTTCTTTCTGTATCAAAATAATATTCGGAATGTTTAATCTCAGGATAATCTTCCAGAGTGGATCCACCACCATGATCAGAATATTCATCAAATGTATAATCTAATGTTCCTGTTGGCATATACCCAATACCACGGATAAACAAGTCAGTATTCTCAAGAACTGAATCAAGAGAATCTACTGTAAACTCATGTGTCACTTTATGCCCAGTTGGTTTTCCATACAGGTCAGTGTGTTCTGCGATCAATGTGAACTTAGCCATTAGTCATGCTCCTCTAAACGCCAATGTAACTCTTTAATTTCTTGCTTCAGATTATCATTCTCATGCTTGAGTTTGGTAACCTCAGTAAATAAGAATAAGACTGCATCATCTATCTCACTTGGATACAGCTTATTCTTAATGTCATCGATGCGACTCTGCATTTTCTCATGGGATAACATATTAAATCTCCACAACCTTTAATTCAAAGTTATCGGCAAGATCTTCATAGCCGATATAGCCACGTGGGTTACAAACGACACGACACTCGCCGATCGGATAATCAAATATCTCATGAGTATGACCATGGGTCCAAAGTTTAATGCCAGGACGATCCAGAATAAACTCTGTCAGATCAGAATGATAACCACCATTCATCTCTCGATCACCCTTATACTTTGGATGACATGAGAAGTGAGACGGAGTATGATGACCAACAACGACCATCTGCTTCCATGCTGGCATACCTTCATACACAATACGAATGTAGTCTAACATTTTCTTGTGTTCCTCGACAGCATCCTGCGGAGAAAACCTTGCTGGACGAGTTCGGAATGTAGGTTTATCTGGATTCTCTGGGTCATCAAAGGTTTTAAATGTAACCTCACGATTACTGTTATCGACGCAGCGGAAGTCGTTCATCATCTTACTGATCACGTGAAGTGTCATAGGATCTTCTTTGTTCATGTCAGTCCACAGTGTTCCACCCACAAAGACAACATCGTCCAACTCAAACACTTCCTTATCAAGGACATGAATGTTTGGAAGATAGGCAAGACGTTTCTTTAGGTCAGATAGCGTATACTTAAAGTCACCATGATAATGCTCATGATTACCAGCCACGTAAACTACATGGGGGAAACGCTCTGAGCACTCTTGGAAAAACTTATGATATCGTGCTGACTTACCAAAGTCAACAATACCATGTGGATCGTTTTCCATTAGGTCACGTGCAACGCAGATGTCGCCAGAAAGGATAAGAACATCCACTCCTGGATTCTGTAGCTCAATGGTACCGAACTCAAGATGGACGTCTGAACAAAGTGCAATTTTCATAATAATTCCAATTAAAAGTTAATTATACTACCAAACATAATAAATGTCAAGTCACCAGTACATATAGGCCACAGATCCCTTGGTCACTATGTGACCCTGAATCGTTATTCGTTTATCATTATTGTAGGAAGACTGTCCAACCCTATGTAGATATCTACCATCTGCATGAATCATATCGCCGACAGAATATTTTATTGTTGTATATTCTTTCAGGTCGCAGTTGCAGGAATCTCCAATTAGACCATGATGTTTTCTGCAATAATACTCAGGAACTTCTTTATATGCAGATTCAGTTTGCCAGTAATAATCATACTGAAAGTCACCATCACTGAGCATAATCGTGAAGGTTATCCAACGATCAAAGTATCTGGAATTATCATAATCCGAAAAAGCCTTCTTATATGGATACCTGAGTTTCTCATCGTCATAGTGCCAGACACGTGGAGTTTCCTGTTCCACAATCTGGAATCCAGGGATTGAGAATCCATCAATAAAGCAAACCTCTTTATATAAGGCAGAGAACTTATCCAGTAAAAACTCTCTATATTCTTCTGAGTCTATTCCATCAGTTTCAGAGTATAACTTACCAGCTGCGCTCTCATCGAACCCAGTCTCCAGTAGATGTCTAAAGTAGCTATTACCATACACCTTTATATTGGAATCTTGGTAATCTTTCCATGCATCCAAATTTTCATTGACGAATGCCATGAGTTTATGACACTCAACCTCAGAAAGAAAGTTTTTATATACCTTTATCATCCACCGAAGTATCCAATTAGAGTTTGTAACGCAGGAATGTATTTATCCCGATTCAACGCATAGTCCTCTGGATGAACCCACAGACGATATCCCAATTCGACTTGCATATTCTCACGAGTCTCGGAGTCGGCTTCGAACCAACGCTGTTCTCTCAGTAGATATTCCAGTTGATTCTTCATTACACATACGGTAATACGATCTCCAGTCTCATAGTCTAACTGCAACCCCATATCAATCTCCAAGAAATAAACTACGTAAAAAGCATCCAATCCAACCAGCCAGTACAACAAGCACCAGCATCATACCAAACACAACGGCTAATTCAAGAAAGCCCATAACAAACTCCAAGTAAAATGATCCACCAAAACCATGCCAGTGGTGTAACAAATAATATCACAAAAGGAAAGAACCAGTAAATCCACTTATGCTCAGATTCTACATCCCACCAAATATAACCAGCACCTACAGCCTGAACAACAAGAAGAACTACAAGTGGAACTAAAAATTCTCCAGTGATCCATACACAAAAGAAAAGAACAAGGGTTAGAAATAGGTTCCACCAGATCTGTTTGTTGGTTGCCATATTCTCAGCATCAGTGGCAACTTCCCCAATATAATCAGATTCTACTTTCTTAGATCCACGCTTATTAGGAATCCAGTTAGATACATTATACTCACCAACCTTAGTTGATACTCTAGTTCCACCCTTACCAGTGGAAACATAGAACCGACCGACTCGCCTACCTATTCTGAATCCCATATTCTTACGCTCCGTAGTAGGTGTTTTTATCATCCTGAGCCAACTCAGGTGTATTCCATACATTACGATTATTCCACTGACGAATCTTTTCCAGCTTTTCAGCATCGGTTAATTCATAACAACGAGGATTACGATCGGGTTGACGCAGTGCTTCAACGCCACGTTTAAAGATATAACTCATATCATTTCCTAATAGATCTAATTAAACCACGTAAATTCTTTTTCTCGAATTTATTCCACCAATTATTCTCAGTTGAATATCTTGGAAAAGACATTGTAAATGAACCCCTACCACCATCATTCATATTAGCTCGCCACTCCTTGAATGGCATATTAAAGAATCTATACTCTTCGGACTTGGGGTCGAACACTACAACAATTAAATCACCAACCTTATTCTTTAGACTATTAATATTGATAGTTCGGCTACCATTGGCATATTCGTATATGGTTCTACTCTTAAGTTCCATATCATTGGAAAAATCTCTTCCTGCAACATCAGTCCATGTGACACCACTTAAAGCAGCTAAAACCCATTCTAATAGTGTATCATACCCAAGAATCTGATAGGCATGCATATTAGAAGCAATCTCTGAGTCAATTTCTTTTACTAGACTCTTGAAGATAGAATATCGGCGAACCTCCATTCTGGCTCTAATATTACCCTCATCTGACGCATAAGAATTCAAAACACCCATTATAATACTCCCTGTAGTTGCGACTCCTGTAGACTAAAAATTTTGCAGGCGAATTTTTCGCCAAGTGTAAAAACGGAAACGTCCATGTATGTAAAGGTCATATACAGTAATTATACCCCCGTATTGCATTAATGTCAAGAGATAAATTAAGTCTCGGGTTTATTACATCGCTCTCCATACACCAAAAGGGGACCCGACACTTAAAGTCGGTCTTAAATACCCCTACCCCTATACTGTTCCAACACCTGCTCAGCCAGACTTACATCCTCTATATCATCCAGTTGAGCCAGCAGCACTAATTGTTCCAGTGTATCCACCAGATTCATAGTTCCCAGTGGGAGTCCATTCTTCCAATCATCATACTCCTGAATGTCCATGATACTCCACATTTTATCCAGTAACTGGACTTCTCGTTTAGTCAATCCAGTTATAGTAATCATCGTGTTACCCAGTAAAGTGCAATTGGTACTGCATACATTAATACAGCATACCCCAGTAGTTTCATTGTAGTCATAGCTTCTCCTTAGGCAGTTAACATATAAGTAGCAAGATCTTTCCAGTCTGTATTGGATGCACGTACCTTGGTAACTGCAATAAGAGTACGTAGTGAGATCTCTTTTACATCATCCTTGATTTCACGGATAAGGTTCAGTGCATCGGCTTTAGACTGAGTATCATACTCGGGCATGAACTCATCGGACTGAGCAATGGTCTCCATACGCTGAATCTTCTGGTCAGCGGTCATTGATAGGTCAATCATCATAGAACGACTACGAATTGCCTGATCGATACCGTCTTGAGTCATATTGGAGATGAAGATTACACGACCAGTGAACTCAAAGCTACGTGGCAGATCTTCATCACGCATGTCTGCATTCCAGGAGATGATACGCTTACCGTATGAATCAAGAGCTGACTTAAGTAGATTCAGTGCAACTGGGTCTTTTAGAATAGAATCACAGTCATCGAACACCACGATGCTTTTGTTGTTCTCGAATAAGGTACGATACAGACCCTTTGGAGTAGAGTAGCCCTTAACGGTAGTGAAGCAACGACGCATATTCAGAGCAGCACCGATCTGGAAAGAAGCCAAATCCGAGATGTCCTGATAACCAGCAGTCTCAAGAGTCTTGGTTACAGTGTAGGTTTTACCTAGACCACCTTCACCAGTGATAACAGCACTCGGTTGAACACCAGAAGCCACCATATTCACCAACTTTTCAACGAAACCGAATCGCTCATTGATGTTAAAACGCTCGTTACGGACAGCAGCCATACTAGACTGCTCATCCTTGGCCAATTTCATCAACATACGCTCAAGATACTTCTTATCCTGAGTACGCTTAACCAAAGAACCCTTGAAGAAACCTTCAAATTTACCACTTTTCTCGTTAAAACGGATTTCGGTCACAGATTTAGTCATTTTCACTCGCTTTTTCATATTCAATAGAGTAATTATACGGTGATTTTGAATATATGTAAAGGTATTTCGTAAAAACCCTACTTACAGAGGGGTTTTAGCCAAGTTCTTGTTCTGTAAGGTGAAATTCAGAGGAGAAAACCTCATTGGAGACGACAAAACCACGATTCAGAGTCGCATACAGCTCAGCTACACTCTTAACATAGAAGCAAAGTACCTTACCAGAGGGACAAATCACGGTGTAACTCATAAAACTCCTTATTTCAAACCCTACACCGTATTTTACCTCATTGTCAAATAAATGTCAAGTAATTTTTTCTTGCAATTAGTCCGCTTCGAACCATAGGTCACCACCAGCCCTAAATGCACCATCTGGAGTATCGTCACGCATCGGTGGTAGGTAAAGGTTATCAGGATTTGTTTCAATTGGTTCTGGTGTGCGTCGCTGAATCAGTGCCAGTCGACCTTTTTCGACCAACTGTTGATTTCGTTCCATCGATTCAGGAGTAGATTGAGCCAGTGATTGACTCTGAGACATCTTCAGCCGAGTGGCATCGGAGTATGTTCGGTTTTTATTGGAGCAAACCTTAGAGCAGAATGGTCCACGCTTTTTATGAAGTTTCCCACAGTAGGGACATTGTTTTTCACGATAACTCATGAGTAGTCTGGCAATTGTGCGATGGATTTTTGCGGTAGTAGACCATAATCATCTATTTAGTATCGCTTTCATTCACTCCACACAGGTCACCTAAATAGCAATCTCCACCATATCAATAGTTTCCCATTCTCCATAGGTATAAACTGCGGTATATTCCCATGGTTTATACCACTTATTTCTTCTAGTTGTTATAGTGACTAATCTTCTTTGTTGAAATATCTCACCATTACACTTAGCCAATCTCCACTGATAGTATTTGGTCATATATTATTCAATCCCACTCTAGAATATCCAGTGACTTCTCGCTTTCTATTCGGCCAACCTCTTGTATCCACTATCTCACCAGTTAATTCATAGCGAAAATCTGGATCATAGACCATATTTCCACAGGTTTTGTAGTTGATATATTCAGGATTATATTCAAAAATGATTCCACGTTGCATACACCATGATTTACCTTTATTCCAGACTGGACCATTCACTGTTCCAATATAGCGTACTACATTTCCCTTATGCATTTCTGTAATTGCTTCAAAGTGATTCATCGTTCACTCCACATCTTCATTGCCTTATCTAACTGGTCTATTTGTTCCAGTCGTATTTGATCCATTATATTAAACAGGTCATGGTTCATATTAGACTGAGTCATCTTCCATAGCCTATCACGCTGTTTTTGCAGTGTATCTAGGACTATATCGTATTCTTTATCAACTGTTGTCATTCGGAAAGTCTATTGGATTACCTGTATTGGTGTAATGATAGTTGCGTTTTGCATTGAATTCTTCGTATTTTTCCTGCGTGCCCAGCTCGTATTCGTAAAGAGTATGGAGAATATTCATTGCAGTGATCAGACCACTCTTAGTTCCAACTCTTAGACCGATGTCTCTTGGATCAGTGGATGTATCTGGGTTGTTGTTTACTCGATACCATTCTTTCCTGAGAGCATCAATACACTGGTCAATTGTTCTGTTGTGTTGGCTCATTACCAGTGGCTTTCGTCGGAGATTGTTACAGTGAATTCACCATCCACGTCCTTGTGTGTAATTGTATAGGTTGCATTGATGACTGAGCCTATACCACTGGAATGTGAACCCTGTGTAATTGTAACTGTTCCGTATTCTTTCAGATCATTGAGATTATTGAATAACTCATAGATTCTGGTGATTTCTCGTTTGTTTAGACTAATAGTATTTGACATGGGTGGGTAGACCTTTCTTTGTTGCAGTTTCAATCATGTTCTTTGTTCCTGGGGATTTTCCATCCCAGAGAGCAATTAGGGCATCGGCATTTTCAGCCATCTTACGATTACGTATTGGACCAGCTGCCTTTCCATTGGCTTTCCAGTCTGCATAGTAGACGTTCAGTGGAATACACATGTTATCGGCATATTGTTCACCCAGTGCGTCAACTCCCGATGCACCGCCAGATATGACAGTTGTGATATCAAACCCAGACTCCTTTATGGCATCTAACAGTGTATCGTAGTTGTGGTAGTCGCGACCACCTGCAATGATTACTTTCATTACCAACTCGAGTGATAGTAGAGATCGCACATATTCATTGCTGGGTCAGACAGAATCTTATTGAGACGCTGAACGGTATATGTCAGATCCTGTTTATACCACTCGTCGTAGTCAGTTCCACCGAAGAAGAATCCACTCTGAGCAGGGAGCAGTTGTTCTGCCCTGGACATGTCCGCCAACACAGTTTCACATAGCGTAATAAGTTCTTGCAATTGATCACGGGAAACCCATGCTTCGCGACAGTCGTCCTCGCCATCCTGACAGTTCTTCACAAACCATGCATGGATTGCATTGGCTTTACGCCAGTAGGCTACACGGAAAGTTACTTCCTGAGCACCATAATCGCCATCCTCAATGCCAGTGACACCGAAGATTTCATTCACTTTGTTGATTCGTTCCACATCGGCAGTATCGAAATACTTGCTCATATACTTCTTTGCGGACAGATACATATCGAGACCCATGATAATTTCCTTATAGACGATAAATCAAACCATACACATAAATTGCCAGTAGACCAGCGTTCACAACAATCAGACTACTTTCACGCATTCGGACTGCAGCTGCCAGCCATGTTACGGCACCAGCATTGAACAGATAAACATTTAGCGGATCTAGAGCCAGCGATGTAGCCAGTGCACCAGCCAATGTGAACCCAGTTCCCAGCCACTTCAACACAGTTGTTACCATTGCTTTTTGTCTCCATACATTTCGTTGAAGTCATAACCAGCATGGTATGCTTCAATGTCTGCAGGATTCACAGCTTCAATTCGTGGACCACTCATACCACCGACACCGCCACGATGTGGGTTACGGGGACGACCATAGTAGCTATCAGCTGAACCACGATCGAAGAACGAACCATGGTCTTTGTCAAAATGTTCAGTTGCCAATTTGGCTTCAGCGTAACTCATCACAATACCTCAACTTTCATCATCTTCAAATAACTGTTAGATGCACACATCATAAAACCAGAACCACGTTTAGGTTGGATAATCATCCAAGGAATTGTCTCACCAGCAGCATTCTGATCGAGAACAATATTTTTCACAACACCCACGATTGCACCAGCAGCAGACTCGTAGTAAATTCTAGAACCAATTTCGATTTTCATGGCCAACTCCTTAAACGAAATCGTAGGCAGATTCACCACCGACACGACTCAGAATAATTCCACCGAACTGTTTTTCAGCCAAAAGAGCAGTTTCAAGTTTCACGGCATCAGGAACAGAGCACTCAACAAACAAGCAACCACAAGTAAAACCAGCTTTCACGTCACCGAGAACTTTTTCAACCACATTCAACACTTTTGATTCAAACATTTTTATTTCCTTTTCTTATCCTATAATAGAATTATGCCTGAAAAGTGAATTATTGTAAAGGACTATTTTAGCCCTTGTAAGTCGTTGATTTTAAAGGAGAAAATAACCCTACAGGACGTAGGGTTATGGTTTTGGTGGTTTAATGTGTTCCCATGAGGAACCTACTTGTCCAACCTCATTAGAGCGAGTGCATGTGTTTCTATGGTCATTCGCCTTTGGACAGCGTTTATTGCCACAGTCGGGACAGAGAATCATTCGCACTGTCTCTGGCTTGAGCCAGTTGATTGGAGTGCATTCTTCACACCAGCATTTCATAGGATTTTATTTGCAACTCGTAATAGTTTGACCTGCTCGTTTGGTGCCAGATAAGCACGGACATGAACCACTGTATTGAAAGTGATTGGATCTGTGTACTGTGTGAACTCAACCAAGTTATTCTCGAGAATGTACTGAGCCATCTGTTGTATCAGTTCGTTCTTCACTCGCAGTCTTGCTTCGCTATCAGTCTTCATCAATTGACTATATTCGTCACCGAGAGTTGCTTTACCAACAACCATCTTACCACCGATTGCGTAGTCATATGTGTCGAACACTGGGTCAAATGGTTTCATAATTATTTCTTGTTCTCTGGCGTGAACTGTGGATCCAGAGGTGCAACATTTAGTTTATCGAACACCAATGGAAACTGCGGTAGCGGTAGTGAACTTGGGTCAACTTCCTGTGTCATATCATAGGCGATAGTCAGGTGTGGTTTATATTCTGGATAATCAGAAGTGGCACCGAGTTTGGTCAACTCGCCATTCAGTCTTGTTCCGTATGGACAATCAAGACGCATCACCAAACACTTACCATTACTCTTAGTTGGGAATACTTCATATCCAGTAACAGTGGCTTCAACTGGCAGAGGAGATGGAGCAGTCAGGTATGACTCAGCATCAGGAACAGGTGTTCTTGAGTAGATAACAGTGATGTGATAAGTTGACTTATCGACACGCTCTGTTAAACCAAGATTCATCTCAACAAAGTTGTCAAGAAGTTGTCTTGATTGTTCATCAAGATCCATTGATACATAAGTGCCGTCTTTATGTTTGGCGTACTGAGCCAGTGATGCAATGTTCATTTTCTGAATAATAATTTAAAAAGGTTTAAGAATCGCTCTCGGTATAAGTCCAGAGCAGGAGAGTGATAGGGACAACGTCCCTGTCGCCAATCGCATGATGGCGAGTATTCCTGTCCACAGGTTTTACACTTATCGCTCATAAAAACTTTTTTGGTAGTTCGTTAAAACTTACCTGAAAATTAACACGACGTTTGGTCATACCTTCGACACTATGTAATACCTGAGTGTTCATAAGATACCAACAGTTGAATGGTCCAGGAATTTTCTCCAACAATTTTAGATGTGGTCCACGCTGGACAGCCAGACCACGATCTCGATTGATATCAAATCCATCTTCCTGCCAGAAAGACAAACTTACATCATCTCCACCAGTTTCAATGTTGTAAAGTAGTACATATTTTCTGGTGGTATCGGTATGTGGTAACTGTTCTTCATCGAAAAACATAACACCAGAATTATGTTCTAAAAAATCCTCAACGATATTTTGTTTTACCCACTGCGTATACTCATCGTTGAACCGATATCGAACATTATTGTTGCTGGCCATCGGCTTAATCCAGTTGTATTCTTGGTCTTTCCAATCATCAGCTTTATCAATGGCCAGATGATCATAATTATCTGGCTTGAACTTCTGAATGTCTGGACGATACACCATGTCGATTTTTTCAATCAACTCTTTTGGTGGATGCGGTAGATCCCCGAGAATTTTACAGTAAGACATTATTTTGATGGGTTTCCGTTACGGTTGTTTTCGATAGCTGTCGCATGCTTATCCAACAGTGTATCAATCAACTTATATGAATCATCATACCATTTCTTCACAGATAAATTTCTGAAAATTGGTGGGCTCATGTCAGACATTTCAGCAATGCTTTTAGCACCAACATCTCTCATAGCCTGTTCAAAAATCTTTTCGATTTCATAACGCTTGGCAGCATCCATGTTCACATGTGCAACTACAGCATTCATAATGTATGGTGCAGCAATACCCTGTTCTTTTAGTGTACTTACTTTTGGTGCTGCTGCAATACGCACTGGGCATGAAGATGCCAACATTTGTAGTTTATCTTGTTTAGGTTTAAATGCCTCAAAGTCTTTAACCTGAACAATTACCATGTTAACAGAGCTATCGCCAACCATGCCCTGAATCATTGCTTCGGTGTTTGATTTAAATGGAACATAGCGAACCTTGAATCCATATTTTTCTGCAATCTGCAATCCAGTTAGGTGAGCAGCATTACCGAATGCGACACCACCGATAACCAATTCGTCGCGTGTCTTACGAACCTGACGTAGAGAATCTAGACCTCTAGCTTGGTCGCCTACGTTCATTACTACAACCCAGCATGCTTCACCCAACGCAGCGACAGGAACATAGTCCTTGGCGTTGATAGTTCCAGCTCTAGTGTTTTCCACGATAGATGCTGCGATAATACCAAGTCTATTTTGTGGTTCAGCATTAACTGCTTTTAATGCCAGCGTTTGTTGTGCTCCTGGCTTAAACTCCATAATGAAGTTATACTTAGACTGATTTTTATTGGCAGCGTCTAGGATTTTAAATTCTGATGCTGTTGCTCCATGACCAGCACCGTATGGGCTAGTAACAACGATTGTCTCTGCTGCGATAGCACTAAAACTAATGCATGCCAGACCAGCGACTAAACTACGTAATACATTTTTCATTTTATTCTCCAAAATACACCTTTTGCTGTTATATTTAAATATAGTTTCACCATAACGTATTTATGATGCCTAGGATGAAATATCATCTGCCACTTATATATTGGTGTTCTCATGAACTCAGCCAGTGGTTTTCTTCTTGCTCGTTGTTGAGGACTTCGTTGTTTTCTTCGTAGTCTTTTTTGCAGGAGTAGCAGACACTTTTATAGCCGATGGCTTTCGTCCACCCTTCTTCACCGATGGTCCACTCTTTGGTGGCGATTTGGTAGGTGTCTTCGATTTCTTTGACTTTATGTCCGCAACTGGCTGTGATTCCCATTCTGATCCATCTCCAAAAACACGAAACTCATAATCTTCTTTAGTAGTTTCTTCATAACTAAACGATTCAACATACTCAAGAGACTGAGTAAAATCTAACTGCGATTTCAATCCATATCCACGACATGGAACTTTATGAGAAAACCCACTCAACCACTTCACAGTGATTAAAAAGTAGGCATCTCTGTTAACTCTAGTCTGTTCTTCTCTCATCAAAACGCCAAGTAATTGTAGCTAGATTCTTTCTTGCGAGTAAGAATACAAAATGCATTACCAACATGATAAGTAAACTTACCTTCATTAGCATCAACTTTAATGATGTTGTTAGGATTGAAGTAAATTTCATTCCAGAACTCGCCATCATTATCTGGCACTGCCGATACAGCACGGAGACAATCTTCATCGCTAGTAGTTGATGGTAGATTGTAGTTAATCTTTGAGTACCAGTCAAAGTAGATTGTTCCCGACAGAGGATTACCGCTCCACTCAGTGCGAACACCATCACCAACAACCTGCTCACCATCGATAACCAGTTGAACAGTGAACTTACCATTGTTGTTGAACTCTGGTTTGGCATTCAACATGGTCAATACTTGCTGTGGGGTTTCGTTGTAACGATTCATCTCTTCAACAACTGCTTTCAACATGTCAAAGTTAAACTGCTCAAACAATGCTGCGATCTCACAGATTTTATCAATCTGAGATTTGTCATTCAGGTTATCTTCACAGTACTCACGAATGAAGTCTGGTTCCAAACCTTTGAAGTCCAACATGTAGTAGATACGTCCTGGACGATTACGCATGTGTTCGTTGACACGCCACTTATCATTACATGTGATGATAAACAGTTTCTTGCTTGGGAATACACCATCAAGCAGTGTCAGAGCATGTTCCTGCGATTCAGCATCAAACACTTTCTCAAACTCATCAAACAGAATGATGGTTGGTTGGTCAATGTCCTGAAGGAATTTGTTGAAGCTATCACCAGTGAATGGTGTGTTGATGATTAGTGTGGGGATTTCTTGCTTGGCACCTTCGATTGAAAGTGTCTTAGCCAACAGAGTTTTACCAGAACCCTTTTCACCATTCAGCATAACACCAGTGCTATGCGGGCGATCGTTGAACGTGCGTAGAATGCGATCGGCATGACGAGTAGTATCACCGTAAAGTTTCTTTAGCTGAGAGAAACTATCAACCATCTCAAGAAAGAACTCACCAGTCATTGGGTTCTGCTTGACAGTATAGTTTCCAACTGGGAGTGCGTTGTGAATATTCAACGACTCTTCAGAAGCTACATGAAAATTTTGACCATTACGAATAAAGTATGACATTTACAACCTTTTTAAACAACATAATAAAATTATACCTCACATTTCAATAAATGTCAAGCACTAACTTCCTCTACCTGCAGCACGCTTTTCTGGTTTGTTACTTGCAACAATTCGTTTGATTGCATTCTTAACTGCCTTTGTTGCAGTTTTCTTGTCCATACCATGTTGCTTCATGGCATTGTTGCGAGCTTTTTTCTTGGCTTTCTTTAATGCTTTCTTTGCTTCCCACTGCTCTTTAAAAGATAATGCTTCTGTCATTGTAGTGCTCCAACAATAGTAATGTAAGTTATGGCATGAGCCAATTGATCAAGTCCTAGATGATTCCAAAACTTGGGATTCTGTATATCTCGACAACCATAATTCATCTTAGCCCAGTCGATATGATAGTGAACTATTCCATCAATCAACGCAAGTAAAATTGCAACTGGCACTGATGTAGCTAACAACAATAAACATAACGTAAATGCTGCATGTTGTAAAGAATGCAAGATTCCATACGCAGAACCGTATATGGCTTTCGATCTGACCATCTCATCTGTTTGTAAAACAAAATCGACATACCAGTGTTTAACGAACAGAAGAATTAGTAGTGTCATAGTATAATTATACCTATTATAAGATTAATTGTCAAATGTAATTTTTTGCAACATTGGATCGTCTGGGTGTTGTTCTTTCAACTCTTTCAAAAGATTAACTAATTTTTCAACAACAGTGAACCCAACGAATTGTGGTATAATTGCATGTATAAGCATAAGAATAGACCATGTCATCAAGAGTAGAGATAGGTGTATTGCCCAATACATATGTTTGAAGTAGAACCCTCTGGTGTTTTTAACACGAGAATATTCTGCTGCTTTATGAAGATGGTCTTTATATAATTTCATATTGTAAGTAATGTTCTTCTATCACCGATAGTTCCATTGACGAAAGAATCAAACGCCAAGCAATTTCTTCTTTGTTTTCCATTATGCTCCAACACTTTATGTTTTAGGTGCGCAGGAAACAATAGTAAAGAACCATTCTTTGGTTTTATTCTATTCTCTTTGTATGTGAATTTAGTTCCATGTGATGGATTTAAATTCAACTGAGAATTAAATGATACGGAAACATCTCTTACGAAACTTATTTCTGATGCATCATCTTCGTTCATAAAATACATTACACCAGAAACGATTGAGTTCTCATGTTGATGAACCTGTTGAGAGAATCCAGGATTTATACCGACACACCATGATGTAGTTATGTATAACGAGAACTTATCTTCACGCTCGCCGATGATATTTTTACAAAATATATTGAGGTGTTCCTGTAGATGATTCTTTAACTCAGGAAATTTATCTAGGACATGTCTACGTTCATAATCAATTACATGGTCATTGTTATAGAAGTTTTTAGATAACGTGTTTTTCTCACATAAAGAACTGAGTTCTTGTTCATACTTTCTCAATATCTGCAAATCTATGGTAGATTGATATATCGGTGTTGGGAATATTTCTGATACTGTATAATTCATTTTTCGCAGTAGAATGTAACGAATCCAAGTTTAGCGTTAATGATCTGTATGTTTTTAAACCCGATATCTTTTAATGTTTCAATATACCAATCGGCTGGGTATGGGTGCATATATCCTTGTAATTTCTTTTCTTTCTCATAGATATATTCATCAGAAACACCATTTTGTCGTTTGAAGTCATAGTATAATTCTTTTATTTCTTCTGTTTGAGAAGTCTTATCAGATATAATAAAAACTCCACCATCTGATAATGAATCATAAACATCTTGAATGTATTTCTTTCTTTCAACTACAAAATGTAATGTCCAGTTAGCCATAACAAAATCAGATTTTAATTCTGACGGATAAACATCAGAAATAATCACTTTGTCTTTATACTGTGAGTTATCAATCATAGCTTGGCTAGATTCAATACCAATGACATTATTAAATCCATTGGTAACAAACTTATTCATAGTATGCCCTAATGCTGACCCAACATCAACAATAGTAGATTCAGAATCAACTTTAATCTTCGCTATACTCAAACAAATGTCGATAACACGCTCATAGTCTGGTATGTTATTAGTGGCTTCTTCTTGAAATCTTTTAGCTATTGCATCATCAAACTTCCACATCTCTGGTTTAACTATAATATAGTTATGTTTAGCGTTGGATGCTGTAGATGTATTAACGTTGTTTGTAATAATTTTACTGTGTAAAGATTTTTTAATGGTAGAATCTTTGACATATCTAACCATAAATCTGTTCGGTAAACTATCTAATTTACTTCGATCTGCATGCTGTATGATATCATTATAAGAATCATGTCCATCAACAATTCGTTCTGGATATATTCTATCCCCATGAATTGAATAACCATACTCATTCATAACTGTGCGTAGAGCATTAAATCCAATAATTGGGCTCCATCCAGTGTAATGATACTTAGAGTATTTACTATTCATTCTATATGGTTTGAATAATATAGTTGGGTAATCTACCTCATGTATATCAAGAGTTTCTATCACTACGTATTGATTACTTTTATTAGTGATGGCTTTCAATATCTCGAATGGGTCTGAACATCCATGTATAGAACCGCATGCTATTATAATATCATATTTTTCTTGACATGTATTTAAGTGCTGTATCAAATCTGAACATACAATTTTAAATTTATCTGCTTCCCAATGTTTAGATAACAGTAATCCTGATTTATAACAGAAATCTTTTTGTATATCAACACCAGTATAGTGTTTAGCTCCATGAGATAATGCCCAATGACCAAAAGCACCCATACAGTGACCAAGATCTAATATAGTTTTACCTTCAACTAACCATTGTGGTAGTAAAACTGAACATCGCTTATGAAGAGATTCTGACGATACTGTAGTTACATCGCGAATCTTTCTCGGGTCTTGATCAATAAACTCATGATATTCGTCAAAGAAATAACTCATACTTCAATAGATCCCATTTTATATACTGCATCTTCATTCTTTTCTAATTCTTTAATAAAGTCAGAGTGTTTCCAATGAATGTTTGAGATTACAGCTAAACGATAATCAAACTTAGCGTTATCATAGTCAGTTGGTTCAACGAAGTGAACAAGATATCCTGGATGAATAACCATTAAGCCACGCTCAACAGCAACTCGTTTGAATGGTGTGAATTGATTATGCCATAAACAACCACCACGTGGATCCAACATAACTAAATTACCAGCATTTCTTTTTGGAACTGTTAAGTATATAATACCAACACCCAATGTCTGAGCATGTTTATGTGGAGAAATTCTATAAACGCTATCTTGTTTTATTTCACGGAAATAAC